TTTTTTAGAATCGCGGCCGGGAAGTCCCCGCCCCCATCTTCCTATTCCCCCCGGCTCGGATATAAACTGGCCCAAAACCAGCCGCGCCAACCACGAAAGACCCCGACATGCACGAAATGACTAACGAGCTGTTCCCCGTCGCGCCGCCGCCTACGGGGGACATTGAAGACGCGGTCCGCGAGGCGTTCGACGACCTCGACGCAAAGGGCGTCCTGGGACCGATCGAGCGTGCGAAGCGCGCCGCGCTCATCAAGGCCGCCGCCGCGCTCGACCGAAGCCTCAACGGCGGCGCGCCAAGCGTTGCGACCTCGAACGTCTTGAAGAACGTCCTGGAATCGCTCGATAGCCTCCCGCGCCCCGCCGAGGGCACAGACCGCGAGCTCGATGCCTTCGACGCCGCGCTCGCCGAGCTGACCCGCGACGCGCTCACCGCATCATGAGCGCAGAACCGAAGTACGCAACTCGCCGCAACCCGGACAACCCAACGTTCGGTGCCCGCATCGCCGCAACCGCCGCTTTCCTGGGCGGCTCGCTCATGCCTTGGCAGCGACAGGTTGCCGACGTGGCACTCGAACTCGACCCGCACGACCCGGGGGCCTGGAGGTATCCCGTCGTTGTCGTCACCGTACCACGCCAAGCCGGGAAGTCATTCCTATTGCGTGCCATTATGGTTGATCGTATGATGGCGTACAATCGTCATGAAATTCTAATGACAGCTCAAACAGGTAAAGACGCCAGGAAACGATGGAAGCAAATCAATACCGCATTGGGAGCTGAAAAAAAACCCGGCTATTTCAGGGTTTATGCATCTCAGGGAGCCGAGCGAACCGAGTACTTGAAGCGCGGTTCATTCATTTCGCCATTCGCGCCTACACCCAAATCAATTCACGGCGATTCTCTCCACCTCGTGACAGTCGACGAGGCATGGGCTTTCGACGCCGACTCTGGGCTCGCCCTCGAAACGGCCATCAATCCGACTCAGCTCACCATCAAGGATTCGCAGCTATGGATTGTCTCGACCAAAGGCACGGACAAATCCGCGTATCTGAATGAGCTGATTCGACAGGGCCGGGAATCGGTTGGCAATCCAAATTCTCGGATGTGTTATTTCGAGTGGAGCGCAGACGAGGCAGCCGCCGAGGCCGACCCCTACAGTGACGAGACACTGTCATTCCACCCTGCACTTGGACATACCCAGACCGCCGATAAAATCCGCGCGCTCAAAGGCGATAGCCTCGCCGCCTGGCGTCGCTCGATTCTCAACCTCGAAACTGTCACCGACGAGGCCGTTGTTGACATGACAGTGTGGGCGTCTCTCCAGGACTCCGACCTACTCGCGACCGTCCCTGACCCGTCGCGCGTCTGTGTCGGCGTTGATCTGGCAAGCGACCGAAGCGGCGCGTCCATCGTCGCCGCCTGGCTCGACGGCGACGGCGACGTGTGCCTCGCCGTTATCGCGTCCGGCCCCGGCACAGACTGGGTTCAACCCGCAATCTCTGAAATGCAGGACGCGGGTTACCAGTGGATTGGGTGCGACGCGGCGGGGCCGACGAGAACTCTGGCCGCCGACCTCGAAGCCGCCGGGCAGCCTATCGTGACTCTGTCAACGCGCGATTACGCGACGGCATGTCAACTCATGCTCGACCGCATCCGAGCGCGTCGCATCGTCCATCACCCGAATCAAGAGCTGTACGATGCGCTTGGGGCCGTCGTGCTCAGACAGCTATCCGGCGTACAGGCGTTCGACGCCGCGAAATCACCTCGACCTATCGACTCACTCCGAGCCGCCGCCGCCGCCGTGTGGGCAGCGTGCCAGCCGCGCGCGGGGATACAAATCTACTAGTGACGTGTCGCATCTATTTGGCAGGGAGGGCAACTGTCGTGCATAATCAGCCTATGGCCTCACTCGCATCACTCATGGGCTTTCGCCGCGACGACGGGGGCGCGCCCGTGCTCCCTGGCGTAACGCCGCCGCCGCGCCGCGCCGCAAGCGCGATCGACGAGCGCGCCGCGCTCGCCATCGACTCTGTCTACCGCGCCGTGACTGTCCTCCAGTCGGCGGGGAAGCAGATCAGCCTAGATGCGTGGCGTGACGGCGTCCAGCTCGAAGGCGCAGACATCCCGACAATCATCTCGACGCCGGGACCCGGCCTGACAGTCACGTCTCTCATCGCCGAGACGATCGCTAGTCTCGCACTACGTGGAAACGCCTACTGGCTCGTTGGACGGAACCGCGACGGACGTGTCAACTCACTGCGTGTGCTCGACCCCACCGAGTGTGTCCCGAACCTGAACCGTGAAACGGGTGAGCGCACGGTCCAATGGCGCTCGCGCACGTGGCAACCCAACGACCTGCGTCACCTGCGATTGACCTATGTTCCAGGCCAGGCCGAAGGCCTCGGGCCAATCCAGGCGTGCGCGCGATCGCTCCAGGGCGCGCGCGACATGGCTGCATATGCCTCGCAATGGACGAGCGGCGGCGGCGTCCCGACCGGCGTCCTGTCGACGGAACAACCGATCACAGCAGCGCAAGCCAAAGAGGCTAAACGAGCGTGGAACGAATCGAACAGCCATGACGGCGGCGTTGCCGTCATCGGCGCGGGTCTCAAATACTCGCCCCTTCACCTCACGCCGAGCGAAGTGCAGTTCCTCGAATCCCGCGCGTTCGACGTTCTCTCCGTTGGGCGCATGTTCGGCATACCGGCGCACATGCTCCTCGCCGCCGTCAACGGCTCCAGCCTCACCTACCAGAACGTGAACGATGCAGCGACCGATTTCATCCGTTGGACGCTCATGGCCTATCTTCGTGAGATTGAGGATACCCTCACCGCTATCCTGCCACGTGGCACGATCGTTCGATTTAACCTGGACGCGCTCCTGCGCGCTAATCCATCCGCGCGCATGGCCACGCACAAGACAGCTATCGAGGCGGGAATCTACTCGCCCGCCTACGCGCGCCTCATCGAAGGAATCACCGACCCAGCCGCCGACACCATCAAGGACATCCAACATGAATGATCTCCAGACCAGAGAATTCCAGGTAGCCGCCGGGCGCGAGACCGACGAACCGCGTACCGTGCGCGGCCTCGCCGTCCCCTACGGCGTCGAGATTGAGCTATTTGACGGGTACTTCGAGACGATCGCGCCGGGTGCCCTCGCGCCGCGCGACGAGTCCGAAACGAGCTTGAAGCTCGTGTACAGGCATGACGAGCCGATAGGCCTCATCACGGATGTTCTCGAAACCGAGGCAGGCATCGAGGTCGCCGCGCGATTCTCCGACACCCAAACCGCGCGAGACGCATACGAGCTCGTGCGAGACGGCGTAATTGACCGCCTATCCATCGGATTCATGCCCCTCGAAACCGAGGCGCGCGAAGACGACAAGGGAACCCACACGACAATCAAGACACTCGCCCTCCGTGAAGTCTCGCTTGTCCCCTGGCCCGCGTACCAGAGCGCGGCGATTACAGAAGTGCGCAACGAACCAACCAAAACCGAAAGGAAAATCATGACCGACACTCCCGCCTACGCGCTCGCATCCGACCTCGCCGACCTGCGCGCAGACCTGACCGCAATCGAACAGCGCGCCGCGCTCGCCGATATGACTCCCGCCGAGACTCGCGCCGACACCCGAAGCCCCGGCGCGGCATTGAAGGCCCTCCTGACCGACGAAGCCTACCGAGAGGAAATCTCTCGCCTCCAGACGCGCGCCTTCAACGGCGCGACGACGGGCGCAGACGCGACGATTGTCTACCCCGAATGGGTGAAGGACCTGACTCGCATCGTCGACAAGCCCAACATCCTCGCAAGCCTGTTCTCTACCGGCCCCCTGCCCTCCGAAGGCATGGAGCTCGATTTCACCGAGCTCGCGACGAACACCCTTGCCGTGAACGAGCAGGCCACCGAAGGCAGCGATCTCGTGCTCGGTAAGGTCACCACGAAGAAGCGGTCGACGCCCATCAAGACCTTCGGTGGCTACACCGAGCTCTCCCGACAGGCCATCGAGCGCACGCGCATCAACCTCCTGGATACGTCCCTGCGAGGAATGGCGATCGCCGCCGGGCAGCGCAGCGCCGCCTATTTCGCAGCGCAATTCGCCGAGGGTGTCAAGGGACAGGACGCCAACAAGCTCGCCTCCTCCAAGGCAGCGACCGCGCTCAACTGGGCAGACATCTCCAGCCTGTTCATCGACGCCGCCGCCAAGTTCGCCGACCAGGGCCTCACCCTCGACGGCCTCGTTGTCGACCTCGCCACCTTCAAGGCGCTCACCGGCCTCACCGGCACCGACGGACGGCCCCTAATGCGCGCCGCCGAAAACCCGGCCAACACCATCGGCACGACCAACGCGAAGGCACTGTCCGGTGTCATCCTTGACGTGCCCGTGACCTGCAACCTGCGCGCGACGCCCGGGCAGATGGGCGCAGGCATCGTCGGCGCGTTCTACAACCGCGAGGCCGTGCGAAGCTACGAGACGCCCGTCGTCCAGCTCCAGGATGAGAACATCATCAACTTGTCCAAGCAGTTCAGCGTCTACCGCTACGGGGCCGTGGCCGTCGAAATCCCGTCCGGCCTCGTGCCCCTGAAGATCGGCGCGTGACATGGCCGCCGACCTGACTACCAGACTCGCCGCATACGTCGGCGACGTGTACCCTGACGAATTCCTGACACTCTGTCTCACCGAAGCGCGGGCGCTCGTCGAAAGTCAGGTCGGCGGCGCACCCGTACCAAGCGACGTGCGCGACCGCGCCGTTATCGAGGTCGCCGCCGAGCTGTATCACAGACGCAGCGCACCGAACGGCGTCAAATCCTTCGCCGACGGATTCGACGGCGCCTCCGTTATCCGCGTCGCGCGTGACCCACTCGTCGCCGCACGTCCCCTACTCGCCCCCTATCTAGGACTCGCAATCTCATGACTGATCCAGGGCCCATCGCGGCGGCGCGCGCCGACCTGACCGCCATCCTCCAAACGGCGACCGAACTCCCCGTCATCGCCAACGTCCCCGAACGCCTCCAGCCACCGTGCGTCGTCATCACCGAAGCGGCGCAGATGGTCACGACGGATGAAACGACCTACGGGGCCGTCACCGTGCGACTCAACCTCACGGTTGCTGTCGCTCCGACAACAAACGCACTCGCCGTCGAACGACTTGACACCGCCGTCGACGAAATCGTTATCGCACTCGTCCGATCTGGAACTTTCGCCGCCGTCGACGCCTACACTGGCATCACGAGCGCAGACGGACAAACCTACCTCGCAGCCACCATCTCAACCGCTCTCACCTACTCAATTGGAAGGACAAACCAATGACCGTCACCCGAAACACCCGAATCCTGGGCAACAAACTCGGTTTCTCTATCGCAGGCAAGGACTACTGGTCCGACATCTCGTCCTACGAGCTCTCCCCCGAGACAAGTGACAAGGACGTTGTCACCTTCGCCGACGCTCTGGGAGGCTCGTCTGCCTCGTGGAAGTTGAAGGGCAAGGCAATCGTCTCGTTCGACCCCGGCTCGTTCTGGGACATGCTCTGGCAGCAGGCAGGCAAGACTCTCGATGTCCTGGTTGCCCCGTTCGGCAACAAGACCGCGACGCCCAAGCAGCCGCATTTCAAGGTGCGCGCAAAGGTAGGTGTCAAGCCCTCGCTTAGCTCCGAAGCAGGCGACGAAAAGGGCTCGACCTTCGAATTTGAGTGGACGTGCGAGGGTGAGCCTGAAAAGCTGACGGCGACCTCGACGCTGGGCACGGGCAACATGGAGGATGCCTGATAGAATGGCGGGTATCAGTGACGGTCGCGTCCATCTCGACGGCGGCTCAGTGGAAATCCAGGGCATCAAGAAACTGCTTGCCGACGCGGAAGCGGTGGGCGTGGCCGTCACTGACCTAAAGGACCTCACCTACCGCCTGGCAACGCCGATCGCCGCGCTGGCAAAGACTCTCGCGCCGCACAAGACAGGACGCCTACAGGCGGGCATCAAGCCTTCCCGCTCCAAACGCAAAGTCATGGTGCGTGTCGGCTCCAAAGGCCGCCTGCCCTACGCGGCGGTCAGACATTGGGGACCTGACTCCAGGTCCGGTCCCCGCTGGCTCTCCCAAGCAGAAGAATCCCTGCGACCCAGGACGTTCGCGGGGTTTGGCGAGGGCATCAAGGAACTACTTGACAAACATGACTGGTAAGGAATGAAATGAACCTGCAAGCAATGACCCTCGGCGACCTCGACTATTACGAGCGCAAGACCGGACAGCCCATCACCGCTTTCGACCCCGAAGCGGGTGGGATGCTCGCCGGTCCTATGATCGCGATGTGTGCCATCATGCTTTACCGCCGCGGCGGCCATGCAACTCGTGACGACGCCTACGCCGCCGCCGTTGATCTCACGATGGACGAGGCCACCGCGCTCGTGAGCGAAGCCAATCCGGCGGGGGAATGAGCGGCGCGTCCTCCCTCGCTCCAGTCCTGGCGATTCTAGCCGTGGACGCTGGTATTCCGCCGTGGGAGGCGCGCGAAAAGCTCACCGTCGAGGATGCACACGCCATCCTCGACCTACTCCAGGACCGCGCCGAGGCGCAGAAGGGATGAACCGTGGCAGGCCACGTCGTCAAGGTATCCGTCGTCGCAGACACCAAGAATTTCAGCCGCGCTTTCAAGGGGCTCGCCAAGGAAACCGGCATCTCTGGCCTGGCCGACGCCGGGAAAAAGGCCGTCACGACACTCGCCACCGTCGCCGCCGCCGGGGCCGCCGCAATCGGCGTCGCAGGTGCGAAGGCCGTGAGCGCAGCCGCCGACCTCGAACAGTCGACGGGCGCAATCGAAGCCGTCTTCAAGTCGGGTGCCGACCAGATGAAGGCCTACGCGGATACGGCGGCCTCGACGGTAGGACTGACCAAGAACGAGTACCAGGAGCTCGGGACTCTGCTTGGGGCGCAGCTGAAAAACGGCGGTACAAGCATCGACCAGCTGGCAGGCAAAACGAATGAGCTGATTGGCGTCGCCGCCGACTTGTCGGCGCAGTTCGGCGGCTCGACCTCCGACGCCGTCGCCGCCCTATCATCTGCGCTAAAGGGTGAGCGTGACCCGATCGAGCGTTACGGCGTGAGCCTGAAACAGGCATCAATCGACGCTAAGGCCGCCGAACTTGGTTTCCAGAAGGTCGGCGGCTCGTTTGACAACGAAGCGCAACAGGCGGCGACTCTCGCTCTCATCATGGAGCAGACAGCCGACGCGCACGGCGCTTTCGCGCGCGAGGGCGATACGCTCTCGCACCAAATCCAGGTCATCAAGGCGCATATGGGCGATTTCGCCGCGAAGGTGGGCACGCTCGTTCTACCCGCCGTGACGGCCCTCGCACAGGGTGCCATCACCTATCTCATCCCTGCACTCGAACGGCTTACCACGTGGGCGCGAGACGTGGCCGTGCCCGCCCTCCAGCAGTTCGCCGCGCAATTCCAAGCCAACGTAGTGCCGAAGGTCAAGGCCGCCGCCGCCGTCTTCCAGACCGAGGTAATGCCCAAGCTTAAAGCCTTCCTCGACTGGCTCACGACGACAGCGCCGCCCGCAATACAGGCCGTCATTGGATTTTTCGAGCGATTCGGACCAGCGATCGCGGCGGCGGCGGGCGTCATCGGCACGTTTGTTGCAGGATTCAAAACCTTCAATAAGGTAAAGTCAATTATTGGGGCCGCTAAAACCGCGTGGGCGGCGCTCAATGCGACGATGGCCGCTAACCCTATCTTCCTTGTCATCGCAGCGATTGCCGCCCTGGTCGCTATCTTCGTCGCGCTTTACCAGAACAACGAAACGTTCAGGGCGGCGGTCGACGCCGCGTGGGCGCAAATCCAGGCCGCCGTGAGCGTCGTCGTCGAGTGGTTCCAAACGAACGTTGTGCCCGCCCTACAGGCCGCGTGGGCGCAAATCCAGGCCGCGTGGGACGCCGTCTGGCCACAGCTCCAGGCCGCGTGGGCGACCTACGGGCAGCCGATCGCAGACCTCATCGTCAATGTCTTCCAGGGAGTCGCAGCGAACTGGGACACCATTTGGCAGGGCATCTCTACCGTGGTTTCGGGCGTCTGGCAGGTCATTTCTAGCGTGATCTCCACGGTGATTGGCGTCATCTCTGGAATTATCCAGGTTTGGACCAGCGCGCTACAGGGTGACTGGTCGGGCGTCTGGGAGGGCATCAAGCAAATTGTCTCGTCCATCTGGTCAGGTATCCAGGGTGTCATTTCCGGTGCGCTATCAATCGTGCAGGGATACATCACGGGCGCGCTCGGAGTAATCCAGGGGATTTGGTCAGGTATCTGGTCCTCCGTCGGCTCGACGCTGTCGAGCGCGTGGGAGGGTATCAAGTCCTCGATTTCCAGCGGCGTCAGCTCGGCGGTCAGCACGATCGCAACTCTCCCGTCTCGCGCGGTATCCGCGCTCGGGTCCATCGGCTCTACCCTCGTCAACGCTGGTAAGAATCTCATCCAGGGATTCATCAACGGCATTAGCTCGATGTTCGGCTCGGTCCAATCCAAGCTTGGCAGCCTAACCAGCTCGCTCACGTCCTGGAAGGGGCCGGAAGACTACGACGCGCGCCTACTCACGCCCGCGGGCGTCTTGGTAATCGAGGGATTTATCAGGGGCCTCGAATCGCGGTACGGCGCCGTGCGAAATAGCCTCGGCGCGCTCACTGGCATGATTGCCGACACCGACCCGGGCAGCCTGTCTATCCCCGGCGTGAGCGGCCTCGCCGCCCTGCGCCGCCCGCACGCCGCCGTCAGCATCACCGTCAACGCGCCCATGCTCACGCCGAGCGTGGACGCCGGGCGCGCGATCGCTCAGTCAGTCTCGCAATATACGCGCCTCAACGGCGCAGGAAGGTAACTCTCATGCCGACCCTCCTACCCGCTCCGATCATTGGTGACTGGTCCGGCGCGCGCGTCCAAAACCTCGGCAACGGACGCTATAGGTACTCGCTCAACCCGGGCGCGCGATCGCTCGTGATCGCCTGCGACCTCCTCGCGCCCGGCCACAAGATCACCGTCAGCATCCGCATCCGCACTACAGCGCCCGGCCAAATCGCGGTCATCCGCATTGGCCATTCCGCCGCGCGCGCGGGCAGAGGTCCGATCTATGTGCGCACGGTGACCTCGGATAAGTTTGGCGCGCGACTGGAAATCGAGATCACCGGCCTCGAATCGGGCATCGTCGAGCAACTGGAAATCACAGACAATACGCCGCTGCCTGAAAATCCGAGGCCCTGCGACGTACTCAGTCTTCAGGCCTATTACCCGCTGCAAGGCCTCGACGGGCTACGGTGGAATCAGTCACGGTGGAATCGAGACTCATGGACGCGCGGCTCGGAAAACATGAGCTACCTCCGATGGGACGAGGGCACTTGGGATACCCGCGCTTGGCTTAGCAGCGGAAACGGCGCGTCCGAGGCATGGCAGGACATCACGGGCCCCTGCACGGAAATCGCCGTCACACGCGGTGTCGACGCGACAGGGCCCGCCCTCACCGGGACGGTTGGAACGCTCACAGCGCGCGCAATCAACGCCCTCGCGCCACGCACCACCGGAATGAGCCACGGGACACCCGTTCGCCTCATCCACTGGCCTACTCGCGAACTCGTCTACTCGGGCTACCTGACTGACCTACAGATCACACCGAGAAAGCCGGGCGGGCGTATCAGCTACGAAGTCACTCTGACCGCGTCTGATAGCGTCGCACGCTTGGCTGCAACCACACGGTACGGCGCGAAGTCAGACACCGGCGATGGAAGCGAAAGCTGGTTCCTACGCCTTGACAGAATCATCAAGTCATGCCGAGACCTCACCTACTCCCTTGACAGTATTCTGACGGATGTCACTGTTCCGCCGACCGTCTGGGAAACGAGCCTGGCCAAGCACCTCGACGCCCTCACAGCGTCGGTCCTCGGCTCATGGTCTGTCGCACGCAATGGCTGGGTTCTCGTCAGGACCAAGCGACCAACAATCCCCGTCCTACGGCTCACCGACGCCGCGCCGAGCAATCCAGACCGCCGGGTCCTGTCCTACACCGGCGTTGGTGTCTCGTGGGCGGCGTCCGACGCCATCGCTCACGTCACTCTGCACAATCACGCCGCGCGATGGGACGCCGAGCGCAGCGAGTGGGAGGCCGACGATACAGACACCACCGTCGACGAGCCGACCGCCGCCGCAGTATGGGGCGGAACGAGCATCCAGATCGACGTGACACTACCCGCCGCGAAACTGGAAGAAACCGCGCGGCGTTACCTCACCGGGACATCCACCGACCCGACGCCGAACAGCGTGACCCTACGCCCGGCGCACGAGACGGGTCCCGACAAGCGAGGCCCATACATGGCGCTCGCGTCGACCATTGATCCAGTGAACGCGGTGGCCGTCGAGTATCGTGGAGAGCGGGTAGCCGCCCTCATTGCGCAAGTCTCCCATACGATCACACCGACGAGTTGGACAACTCAGCTCGCACTCACTCCAAACCCGACAAGGAAGGACTAGTCACATGAAGGTTTTCGTCCCGGGCGAAATCGCCCGCGCAGAAGATGTCAATGCGAATTTCGCCGAACTGAAGGAGGCGGTTGACCGCCTCGTGAATGGTCGACAGCACGGCACGGTCCATCTCGGACAGTACCAGCCGAACGAGTCCTACGAAGCAAGCGTCACGTTCCAGCGCCCGTTCGCCTCGACGCCTCACGTCGCCGTCTCGTGCGGTAACCAGCGTGTGCGCATCGCAATCTACGACATCACGCCGAGCGGTTTCAAGTACTACGGATGGAATGACACGGGCGGACTTAGTCAGTCGGCAAACTTCGACTGGGTTGCTCTCGCAGACTGAAAGGATAAGGAACAATGGCAGTCAATAGCGCAGTGACCGATACAAACTGGTCACCCAATTTCGACGAGGGACGCCCCGGCGGCGATCCTATTGGCATCGTCCTGCATCATTGGGGCATCGACGGCCAGTCTCATGACGGCGTCGTCAATTATCTCTCGCAGGACCGAGGCGCGGCGTCGACCTCGGCGCATTACGTGGCCAGCGCAGAGCGCGTGACCCAGCTCGTGCATGATTACGATCGCGCATGGCACTGTTTCGGGAATAACATGCGGACGATCGGCATTGAGTGTCGTCCCGAGGCCTCGGACGAGGATTATGAGACCGTGGCTCAGCTCGTCGCCGCAATCCGCGCCGAATGGGGCGGGCTGTCCCTGTCAGGTCACTCCACGTGGTTCGCGACGGCTTGCCCTGGTCGCTACACAAACTCCCTCGACTGGATTTCCAACCGAGCCAACGAGATCAACGCCGGCGTCGACGTATCCCCGGCGTGGCCGACGCCGGCCGCTCCCGGCGTCGCCGAAGACGGCGTCTGGGGATCGCTCACAACGTGCGCTCTCCAGGCGTACCTTGGTACGCCGATGGACGGTATTGTGTCCGAGCAGCTCGCGCACAACTGCGTACTCTATCCCGCTGCGTCCGACGCATCTTGGGAGTGGGTGGGCGACGGCGACGGCTCGCAGCTTATTCGCGCGCTCCAGGCTCGCGTTGGCGTGACGGTCGACGGTTTCGCGGGCTATGACACCGCGTGCGCGCTCCAGGCTCGCGTTGGCGCGCAGGTCGACGGGTACGTTGGCATGGAGACCGTCTCCAAGCTCCAGGCAGCGCTCAACCGAGAGGTGTTCTGACCATGAGCAACGCACCGAAGCACGCCGCAAACGCGACTCCGCAGCCGATCTCATGGCTCACGCCCAATGTGCGACGCTGGGCGTATGGTGTGATTCTCGCCGCTGTCGCTCTCCTCGTCGCCTATGGGCGCATCGAGGCGCAGGTCGCGCCGCTCTGGGTCGCTCTCGCCGCCGCCGTGTTGGGCAATGTCACGGCGATCGCGCACGTCCCCCAAGGGGGCCAATAGTGGGACAGACCGCCGAGGTCATAACCGCCCTCGGCGGTCTGTCCGGCCTATCCGCCGTGATCGCCTCGATTGCGACGCTCGTGCAGGCAAAGCGCATCCGTGAAGAGGTTGGCACCAATCACGGCTCCAGCATCGCCGACGCTGTCACCCGGACGAACGCAAAGACCACCGAGGCCGCCGACCGCATCGCGCGTATGGAAGATACGCTATCCATGCACGGGGATACGATCACGCGCATTGAGAAAGCACTTGAATCCAACGGTGAAAGCGTGCGACGTATCGAAGCCGAGCAGGTAAAGAGCGCCGCCGATGTCCTGATTGCGCGCCATAGCGTAGAAAGCCTTGCGAGAGAATTCAAGGGAATCGGGTACGAGGTCGGCGATCTGCGATCGACGCGAGACCGAGAACATGCCGATTATGATGCACGTCTCAGAAAGTTGGAATCATTCTGACTTGCCCCATTCCCTCCCGGTGTTCTATACTTAGAACACCGGGAGGGAATGGCCCACCGGACAAGCGAAAGGCAAGACAATGTCCAACACGATCACCTGGCTCACCGACGAGAACTCCACCAAGGGCTACGCGCCTGTGCTCATCCTCGACAAGGCCAGTGACGGCGAAGCCATCGCCGAATACTTTGCGAAGACGATTCCCGGCGACGACGCCGAAGCGATCGAACTGCGCGAGTCCCTGTACGAGGCCGCCGCCCGTTACCACTCCAGCGGAGAAGCCGGGCTTTACCTCGCCGCGAACGGCTTCCGCGCCGAAAGCGCGACGATTATCAACGGCGTGACCGACGCGCTGGCCGCCGACCGCATGGCCAACCGCATCTACGCAGATTGCGAGGCCGTCAGCCTCACGCCCGGCGACGCCTCCCTCGACGCAATCGTTACGGTCCTCGACGCGATCGACCCCGACCGCGCTGCGAAGTACCTCAACGACTGATCTAATCCGAGAACGGCCCCGCTCCCTCACCTGGGCGGGGCCGTTCTAATCGAAGAAAGGCCCCACATGTTCGCCGCCGAACTGCTCACCCGCCGATGCGCGCTAGGAATCTCCCAAGCCGACCTAGCGCGCCTCATCAACGTGACTCAACGCTCTATCTCCAATTACGAGCGCGCCGCGCGCACGCCCGGGAACCCAGACGAAATCCTCACCCTACTCAACCGGCTCGAAGCGACCGCCAAAGCCGTCGAGAGAGAGTGCATTGAAGCGCACATCCTGACGGGCGATGTTATCCGCATCGAGCCCTCCGAGAGCGCGTACCGCCGACGCCGCCCCGACATGGCCGCCGCGCTCCCGTGGAGCGCGTACCTCGCAGCCGTCGCACGCGCTCGCACCGAGATCGAGCGCATGACGGGGGCCAAGCCAGAACTTGCCTATTCCAATTAAGTGACCTACCATGTTGCGCATGGGATACCAGACCAAGATCACAGATGCAGTCCGAGCGCATATCAAGCGCTCCGGCGTCAGTCAGACGACGTTCGCCGTGCGCGCGGGCTTCTCGCCGAATAAGCTAAGCCGATGCATGACGGGACAAACGCGCTGGGCTCTAACAGACCTCGAACAGCTCGCCGCCGCCGGTGTCCCTATTCGTCTGACAGTTGAGACACGCGATAGGAGACCCCGCTCATGAGCGCATCAGCAAAGCAGACCGCCGCCGAGCTGCGCAAGCTAAAGGATTCGCTGTGCGAAATCATTGACCAGTTGAATAGCTCCGTCTTCGGACTTGTCGGCTATGAGCTATCCGTCATGCACGGAAACTTGGAGCGCGTGACGGCCAACCTGGAATCCGCCTTCAATCTGGAGGGTGAAGAATGAGATACCGCATCGACTGGATTCAATTCATCGCCGCGCTCATCACACTCGCGGCCTTCACCGCCGCGCTTGTCGCGTGTGTGACGATGTACCTGCCGTGGCCAGTCACCGTCCCGGCACTGACTGTCGCAGCCACCGCCTCGTGCGTCTGGCTACACCGATACGAGTCCAACAATAACGAGGGGAAAGATTCATGATCTCGAATTCAGACGCGGCTATTGTCCGCTCGCTACTGCGCAAAGCACAAGCCGTGAGCCTCCAGCTCGCCGAAGACGCCGCCAACATGGGCGTAACCGGCGCTAAGCGGATGCGACCAAAAGACCGCGCGCAAAAGATCAAACTGTTGCACTGCTATGTGACGGTGGCTATTCGATACATGGTGGAAACGCACTCATGAAAGTTACACGCGATAAAAATTGCTACTGCCACACATGCGCAAAGGCTTTCCATTACCTCGGGATAGCAAGCCACCGCGCGGGCCATCGTGAACGGCGCGAAGACTGCACCATCACGTTCACGTATGGCGAGACGAAGACCTGGAAGTACTCGCGCCAGAGCGAAGACGAATCGGCAGCGTCATGAGCGCCGTCGCCGCTTGGACCGAGCAGGACCGCGCCGACTTTATCGCCGCCGCGCGCGCCGCTATCCGAGGCCCCCGACCCGAGGACGCCGCCGCCAACCCGGCGCATGTGCCAGCGCCCAAAGCGCGCGGCGGCGTCCTCAACGCTGGAATGAGCTTCACGTCCATCCTGGCCGCCCTGTCTCGAATCGGGTGGGGACCGCTCAGGGGACGCGAATTCGCGGCCTCGCGCGCGATTCTCGACACCCTCGCCCTACTCGCTCACGATACCCGCACTGACCTCTCCGCCGTTGTCCAGACGACCGCACGCCAGCTCGCAAAGCGATCGGGCTACTCCCTCCGTCACACCTCGCGGTGCCTCCAGTGGCTCGAAGACGCTGGCGTGATCGAATGGCACCGCGGAGGCATCCGAATGGGCGTCCCGACCGTCGGTGTCATCAAGGTAATCAAGCGCGTCCTCGTTGACTGGACGCTCGCTTTCCGCCGCGCCTCCGACGCCGAAGACCGAGCACGCAACGCCGCGACGCGCGCCCGCATCCAGCTTTACCGCCTTCGCCGAAACGCGGCCCGCCCAAAGCCGATCGCGACTCATGTGGACATGAGTACGCCCCTTCCATCCCTACAGGAAGAGGGGGCCGCCAAGGCCGCCCCTCATCCATCCTGTGAACAGAAAATTTCGAGCCGAAAGATTACCGAAGTGAAGTACCGTCCGTCCTACATGACCTACCTCGCCACGACATGCACTCATGGCACGGTTAGCCCCGACCGCTGTAATCAGTGCAAATACCAGGCCATCATGCGTCAACAGCAGGTAGCAGATGCAGAGAGAGCCGCCGCCGAGCGGCGGCGCAAAGAGGAAGAGGAAAGCAGACACAGCGATAATCCCGAATCTGTCTTCCCGCCCGCCTACGTCGAATACATGCACGCGACGTACCCAGACGCACACTATCGCTCGTGGGCGCGCCTGAATCTGTCTGACCCGAAGGCAAAGGAACTCATGCTCAATGCCTAACTCACCCATCTCCCAAGACCCTCGCATCGTCGTCGCAGACATCGCCGTAGACATCGAGGCCGCCGCGATGCGCGCCCATGAGCAGCTAAACGGACGAACGCCCTACAGCATGTCTTGCCCGCAATTCAAGCTCGCAGGAATGGCACTCCAGATCGCCACCCTGGCCAGGGAAATGCGCGACGAAATAGCCTCGACCTACCCCCCCGCCCCCGCCCCGAGGAAGCACGAGCAATGACCTGGGCTGGCTCCAAGATTCGCCGCCTCGCTAACCAGGTGATCGGACGTTACGGCACGGTGTGTTGGCTGTGCGGACAGCCGATCGACATGCAAGCCTCCAGACGCGCGCCGCTCGGACTCAGCATTGACCACGTCATCCCCCGATCGAAGGGAGGCGGCGACGACATCGACAACCTCCGTCCAGCTCACCTGCAGTGCAATTGCAAAAGACAAGACAAACCCGCCGCCGCGTTGAGACCTCGCCGCGCCTGGTCCGGCTCTGGCCAATGGCCCGGCCTGTCAGCGCCGATTTGACAAAATTTTTTAGAATCGCCGCCGGGAAGT